ATTCCTGGTGTGAATAGAACCAAGTCTGGATTGTTTAGATATTTTACTCCAGCCTATGATGGTTTTGAAGGATTTATTGATGAATACGGAAGTAGTATAATAGAGACTCCTAAAAAAACAGTATATGATAAATATGGAGAGGCAATAACTACAGGAAGCAAGCAATATTTAGAGGGTATACGAGATAGCTTTAAAAATGATACAAATAAACTTGCGGAATATAAAAGACAATTTCCTTTTACTCCTGAAGAAGCATTTAGGGTTAGTACTGATGATTGTTTGTTTGATTCAGAAAGAATTTATCAACAAATAGATTATATAGAAGGAACGGGAGGAGCAATGGTTACTAAAGGTAATTTTATATGGAAGAATGGAGAAAAAGACTCTGAAGTAATTTGGATGCCAGACAGAAAAGGAAATTGGAATGTTGTTTGGCTGCCAAAAAAAGAAGATAGCAACAAGGTAGAGATAAAACGTTCTGGGAAACACCCTGGAAACGAATTAAGTATTGTGTCGGGATGTGACCCTTTTGACCACGATACTACTACTGACGGTAGAAGGTCTGACGCAGCATCTTATGTTTTTAAAAAACTAGATGTGCACGAACAAGACAACTCTCATATGTTTGTTGCCGAGTATATACATAGACCTCCAAAAGCAGAAATGTTTTTTGAGCATATGTTAATGCAGTGTGTTTATTATGGATGCCCTATTCTTGTAGAGAATAACAAAATAGGATTGATACAATATTTTAAAAGAAGGGGTTATGAAAAATATTTAATGGCTAGACCAGAATCCACACACACTAAGTTTAGTAAAAAACAAACTGAAGTTGGTATACCAGCTACAGGGGTTGCGGTAGCAAATGCTATTGTAGATTCAATACAAGCTTACATATATGATTATGTGGGTTTTAATAAAGAAGAAAATGAAATAGGAAGAGTTTTTTTTGTAAGACTATTGAAAGATTGGTTAGAGTTTGATATAAATGACAGAACAAAATTTGATGCTACTATGGCTTCAGGGTTTACTTTGCTTGCGTCTCAAAAACATATAAAACCAAAAGTTGAAATAAAAACAACACAGCCTTTTGTTAAGAAATATAGTAATAAAGGAATAATATCTAAATTGATAAATTAATGAAAAAGAAAAATTATTTTGGGTTTCCCGACCCATTAGCTTCACGAGAAGAGAAGTTGTCAAAAGAATACGGTCTTTCTTATATGAGACAAATGTATAGAGAATGGGAAGACGAAGGTTCTGGTGTTAATATTATGAGTACTAGAAACCATAGGTTTAGAAAATATAGAGAGTATGCTGAAGGTATGCAGTCTGTAGACCAATACAAAGAATTAGTAGGTGCAAATGGAGATAGTTCTTATCTAAATCTAAATTGGGAAATTGTTCCTATAATTCCAAAGTTTGTTGATGTTTTAGTTGGAGGATTAACAAATCAAGATTACAATATAAAATGCAC